GGAATCGGTATACACAACAGACTTAAAATCTGTCGGCGTTAGCCATGTCGGTTCAAGTCCGACCAGTCGCACCAAAATGCGGGATTAGTTTAATGGTAAAACTAGAGTTTTCCAAACTCTTGTCAGCGGTTCGATTCCGCTATCCCGCTCCATTCTGCCCTCGTAGTCTAGAGGATGAGGCATCTGCCTTCTAAGCAGATTAACGCAGGTTCGAGTCCTGCCGAGGGCGCCATATTGAGGAAATTTATGTTAGTCAAAAATGCAATAATTGATACATGGAATTGGGCAAAAGCCGACTACCAATCTTATCCTTTCAGGTTTTGCGTGGAAGTGATTGCTTGGATTATTAGCATCGGCTGCACCGTTGTCATGGCGGTCACAGTTCCAAACCCACCACTCAAACTTTTGTATCCGTTTTGGATGAGTGGTTGTGCTATGTATGCTTGGGCAGCATGGACACGAAACAGTTTTGGGATGTTTGCAAATTATTTGCTATTGACTATTGTAGATACTTACGGTCTATATAGAGTATTGACAAATTAATGCGGGATTAATTCAGTGGTAGAATGTTTCCTTGCCAAGGAAAATGTCGCGAGTTCGAGCCTCGCATCCCGCTCCAAATTTTATGACACAAAAGAAATTCAAATTTGAAGACTTGCAACCGCATGTAGATATGCTTTGTGATGCATTAGAAAACAAAGGTGCATCATCAAGCGGAATACCGCACAATCGGCAAGTCAAAGAAAATGCAGAACGCTATCGTGAAATTTTGCGCCAAGTGAGAAACAAAAATATTTCCTTTGGCTGTTTGTTGTATGACCTTCACTCACTAAGTCAACAAACACTTCGCGCAGCAATTGGCAATCAATATCATAGAGTAGAAAAAATTGTTCATGCGCTTGATGTTTTTATAATGAAAGAGTATAATAAGTAATTCTGTCTAAAAAATAAGGAGTTTTTGTGTCTCTCGTACTGATTGTTGATAAGGGTGGTACACCTAAAGATTGGGCAAATCATGAAATCGCAGCATGTTACTATGCTCGCGAGAAAGTGCTATGGGAACTTGGAACAAAGATCAAGACCATGCTCGGCGGACACAATCAATATGGTGAGCAATCAAGAATTGAAATTTCATCAATCATCGGCGTATCAGGTCCGATCCTTGGTGACAAATTCTACAACACTCAAACAGTATTTGCGGATCGCATGACGCTGTATGCTCGCGATCAACATATTTGCGCTTACTGTGGCGATGAGTTTTCAACCAGTTCTTTGACGATTGATCACGTGCATCCAAAGTCACGTGGTGGCACAAACCACTGGACAAACTGCGTAACTGCTTGTCGCCCTTGCAATCATCGTAAGGGTTGGAAGACTCCCGAAGAAGCAAAGATGCATTTGCTATACGTTCCTTATGCGCCAACAGTGCACGAAAGAATTCTATTGAAGAATCGTAAGGTATTAGCGGATCAAATGGAGTTCTTGAAGGCAAGCATTCCAAAACATTCTAGAGTGTGGAGAAAATTATCATGAGCGAATATCTAATTGATAAGGTTCGCAATATCGGATTTGATATGCGAGACAATTATATGGATGGTTACACACAGTTTCACGCAAAGAAAAAGTTGTACAAACTTTTGTGGGAAATTGAAAAGCAACTCAAGGATGCGCCAACTTTCGTCGGTGAAGAAGAGTGGCTAAAGGAACAAAGTGAAAAGCGTTGATACTGGCTGTAAGACTATATTTCGCTTTGATCATGTTTTGAGCGATTCAACGTGTGATCGTATCGTTTCCTTTATAAATGAAATAAAGGGAGAAAAAACAATCAATAATGATTCTATGCCATGGGATGAAAACGATTCTTTTAATTGGGCAGATATTCCTAGTGATTATCTTTTTGCTAAAATAGAATCATATAGAGAATTAGTTACAAGCCTTGTTTCCAATTGCTATAACGAAGAAGTTTATCCCCACTTCACTGATATTGTGTTATGGAGAAAAGGTCGACATATGAATAGGCATCGCGATGATGGTTGGACTGATGCAGAGGTTTATATGCGTCAAAGAGCCTATACTACAATAACATATTTGAATGATAACTTTACTGGTGGTGAAACTTTTATAGCATCAGAAAATGGAGACTATTTAAACAAACCTAAGAAAGGAAGTGTTGTAATTCTGAAGAGTACGCCTGAAAATGCTCACGGCGTCAACGCTATAACAAGCGGATACAGAATCACATTGCCAATTTGGTTTACTAGAAACTATGACAATAGGGAAATATACAATGGCAGGTAAAGGGAGCAAACCAAGACCATTAAGCGTTCCACGTAAACAGTTTGATAATAACTGGGATCGCATTTTTGGAAATAAGAAACGTGAAAGAACTGAGAAACAAAACAATCGTACTTTGCCTACCAGGGCGTGAGTATTCTGGTAATTTTCTCTGTTCATTTACAGAGTTGGTTATGACTTTGCGTGAACTTGGAGCAACAGTCAGAATCAGTCAGAAATATTCAAGTATGGTAAACTCTGCGCGTTGTTTAGTTGCGGGTGCTGACCTGCTGCGCGGCGAGCGGCAGAAGCCATTTAATGGAATGGAATATGATTACATGATGTGGATTGATTCAGATATTCAATTTAACGTCGATCAGTTTTTTGCTTTATACAATATGGATAAAGATATTGCTTCTGGTTGGTACGCGCAGCCAGGAGCCAATGATGGAAATTACTACACTCCAGTCGTTGAGAAAATGGACAATAAATACTTTCTCAGCAACGGGTTCTTTCAATTTCTAAGAGTCAAAGATTTTGATTTAAAGAAAAATCCATTCCTCGCTGATTACATTGGATTCGGTTGGGTATTGATTAAGCAAGGTGTATTCGAGAAACTTCCATATCCTTGGTTCGCTCCAAGGAAAATGAAGATTAGCGATACGGTTTCAGAAATGACTAGCGAAGACGTTGGTTTTTGTTTAGATGCTCGTACTGCTGGATTTGAACTTTGGGTCAATCCAAAAGTCCGAGTTGGGCATGAAAAGAGTTTTACAATTTAACAAGTGAGATTATATGAAATATTTTGAATTTAGTGGAAAGGTGCAGCGATCAGAATTCTGGGCTACTAGCATTATTCTTTTCGTTCTGTTTTTTATCTGCATTGTGTCAGCAACAGCCATAACAGCATTTAATATGTTTATTGGAATCGTTGCTGTCCTTGCTACGATCGTTGCTTCTGCTTGGGTGCAGATTGCAGTAATTATAAAGCGTTGCCGTGATGCAGGAATCAATCCTTGGTGGACTGCAGCGTGTTACATTCCCTATCTTGGGTTTATCATTTGGATCGTTATCGGATGTCTTTCAACAGACAAGGAAGTGCAAGCATGAAGAAGTTAGCAGTATTGTTTATTGGTTTGTTCTCAGTTTCAGTCAACGCACAGGATCGTGTTGCCAAGTTTGATACTGATGGCGACGCAAAGGTTTCTTTCGAAGAACTCATCGCTCAGTGTCCAAACACAATGAAGGCATTGTTCAGTTTGGCTGATAAGGACAACGATGGCTTTTTGACGAATAGCGAAATGCGAACAGCAAAAGAATATTTGTTCAAGAAGTGTAAGCAGTAATATATAAGATATTGCGGGTTAGTTCAGTAGCAGAACGGTGGACTCATAATCCACAGGTCGGGCGTGCAATTCGCTCACCCGCTACCATCTTGAAAGAAACATTCTATATTGCGGCAGTCGATAGATCAGAATTCGTAAGTTATTGATTTATCATAACAATTTATTATTTACTTCTAAGATTTTTAGGAGTATTATTAATATAGATTTGTCAATAATGTTGGATTTATGAAAGACCCCAATCTAGAGTTAGAAAATTTGCTGAAAAAAATGAAAGAAGAAGAATCTGCAGAAAAAGCAAAGCGAAGAGCCGAACGCAAAGCGCGGAGACAGGCTCAACGAGAGGCAATCTCTCAAAACAATAATAAAGAGAAGTTAGGATCTAAAGTTGGTGGTTGGGTAGGCACTTCATTCAGATTTCTAGTCAAAACTTGGTTCTATACTTTATTAGGATTAGTCACAGGAACTATTCTTATTAAATTATTTGGATCAAGTGAAGTTGCAGCAAATATGGTTGAGACAATACTCTTTTTTATTTTCGTCGGAATCTTATACTTTATAGCCCATCTTTTTATTGGAGTAATTATTGCTGTTTTGATAGGTTTGCTAGCAGGAGAAATCTCAGTAGATGAAGTTGCTATAGCCGCTTCAAAATTGAACGGTAATTCAGATTCATCAAATGATGGGCTATCACCTTATGGCGAAGTCTACTATCAAGTTCAAGTTCGCGGTGGAACAACCTGGTTAAATGTTGGTGGTCCTAGAAATGAGACTGGCGCAATTAATTGTGTTGATCGTGAAAGTGATAGAAATCCTGGTAAGCATTATAGAGTTGTTGAAAAAAGAAATGGTCGTATTGTTGGTACAGTTTACTCGAGGTAAGCATGAAAGCAATTGTTTGGTCTAAAGTCAACTGCCCTTATTGCGTGAGTGCTGGTGTACTTCTGCGCGGAAAGGGTTACGAAGTTGAAGAGCGCAAAATCGGCAACGGTTGGACGAAAGAGCAACTTCTTGAGTCAGTGCCAATGGCAAGAACTGTTCCACAGATTTTTGTCGATGGTGAGTACATTGGCAACTATGATGATCTAGTCAATCATTTTAAAAATCAAGATGAGTGACGATTTCGCAAATAACATGTTGATGCTGGCTGCTTCCCGAGGTCGTGGGGATTGGGAAAAGTATATTCAGCCAGGAACGGTAGGTATCTGCCGCGCTGCCCCCGATGGCGTTCATATCCTGGTTGACCCCCCAACCCCAGAGCCCATTCCAGCCCCATCCAAGCCATAGGCTACCCTTACCCTACCCCAAAACTGACCCGCTGCAATGGGCTTGCAGGCGGTTTTATGGGGGCACGCGTAAGTTATTGATTCTATTAGGGTTTTTACCCTCATTCACCCCCATTCGTAAGTCCTTGATTCTATTAGGGTTTTCGTAAGTCATTGATTTCATTACGTTTTTTACTATTGCCTTTTGCGACGATTTCAGTCATACTATTCTTATAGGGTTGGAAATTGGTCCCGCCCAGATAGTAGGAAGGAATAGAATATGAGTGGTCTTACATTAAAGCAGCGTCGTAACATGATCGAGATCGAGCGCGACGCTATCAAGCATCTCCTCGACGATCAGCGCAAGATTCGCGCTGCGATCAAGCAGTGCCGCCTGAACATCAAAATGCACCAGGAAGTCCTCGCGGATGAGCGTAAGTTTAAGCGCATCGTCCAGCAGGACCAGCGTGCTCTGCGCGCTCAGAAGCGAGCCGAAAAGCGAGCCGCTCAGATCGCGAAGATGGAAGCGAAGATCGCCGCTCTGAAGGCGGCTGCGTAAGGGACTGCGTAAGTTATTGATTCTTAACGGTTTTTTACTATTTACATTTTTGCCGAAATAAGGGATAATTGATAATATGAAGTCGATGACACAAAGCCAAGTCGCGCTGGTTAATGCGCGTCAGGAACTCAAGAATACTCTTGAGCGTGTAAAGGAACTCCGCATGAAGGTTGCGAATCTGCGACTCGATGCGGCTGCTGAGCGTGCGTATCAGAAGTCTACGCGCCAGATGCTACGGGCGCAGAAGCGTCTTGAGCGAATCGCGAAGATCGAGGCTCGGCTTGAGGCGATGCGTCTGAAGGCGAGTGCTCCGAAGCAGATTCGCAAGAACTATCGGAAGCCGAGCAATGTGACGGTTTACTCACCCGAGCAGATTGCTGCTCTTAACGCTGCGAACGGTGTTGCCTAATGAAGATCGGTGCGATGATTAAGATTCTCGAGAAGATTCGCGAGAAGCATGGAAATATCGATTTGCTGGTTTGCGACGACGACGGTCGAATCACTTCTCCGAGGTCGACGCAAGTTGTTGTTTCAAAGGGCGAGTACCCTGATCACTGGGATATGCCCGAAGGTTTCAAGTTTGTACAGGTGAACGCATAATGACTACTGCTAATCCCCTTATGCTGGCGAGCGTCAGCGATATCAAGACTCTGGTTTCTACTGGCGTGGCGACTTATGCTGATGCGCTCGTCCGTGTGGATGCGGTTCTGGCTCGCAAGAGTCTGACCGATGGCAAGAAGGCTCGATGGACTCGGCTGCGCGAGTGGCTGGTTCGAGAGCAGGCTCAACTTGATTGTGTTAATTCCTAAGAGGAAATTTTGTTATGAAGGCATTGTTTGAAAATATTGTTCGTGAAGAGATTGATAGTTTTCGTAAGGAATTCCGAATGGAGATTCGGAATTCGATGAAGGAATATTTCGCTTCGCTTATGGAACTCGAGAAGGGTCCTGTCTTTCAGGTTCATGCATCGATGACGCGCAACGGATTGACGAAGGCTGTTCGCAAGACCAAGCGCAGTCAGTTGGCTGACATGGAAGTCGGGAAGGAATACTTCTTCGCTGCGCCGAAGGGTGTTGATGTTGCAGATTATACAGATCGTTGGTCTTACACGATCCATAGTATGCAAAAGAAGACTGGATATAAGTGGTCGACCCACCGTGACCGCGAGCAGGGTGGTGCAGTAATTACTCGTGTTCGCTAATTATTGCGACTTTACTTTTGCCGATTGCTAGTATATAATTGTTCTTGTCCGTTGTTAATTTGTTTGAGGTAATTTTATTATGGCTAAGATGATTAATCCGTCAACTTCTATGTTGACCCTGTGGAGTCTGATGAAGGATGGCAATTCTGTCAACTTCGATGACATCGTGAGTGCTGTTGGTCAGAAGCGAAACAGCGTTATGGTTCTTATTTGCACCATGCGTTTCGACTTCGGCGCTGAGATCGAGACTGAGCGTGATGGTCGTAAGGTCAAGAGTTACAAACTCCTGAACCCTGAGACTGTTGCTCCTCGTATGGTTGCCAAGGCTAAACCGAGCAAGGTCAAGGCTGCGAAGGCAGTCAAGGCTCCCAAGGTTTCAGTAACTAAGACCAAGACTACTGTTTCTAAGAAGTCGAAGGTCGTTGATCTTGATGAGTCTGTGTCAAATGACTTTGATGTGGAAGAGATCAGCGATTCTGAACTTGCTGACCTGCGTAATCAGCTGGGTATCTAATCCTGTTGGGGGACGCAAGTCCCCCTTCTTTTTCGGAGTATAAAAGTGGCATCATTTATTGATAAGTTTTCGGCGAAGCAATCTGATTGGATTCGATTGAAGGATCTACCAGGTTCTCATAATGGCAAGTGGGCGAAGATGTGCGAGGACGGTAAGGTCGGCGTGTATCTTGTTGCACTTGATACTGATACGGCTGAGATTGAGAAGAATAACTTCCTCAGCGAAAAGAACGGGTACATTGGTAAGTCGCAAGACGTTATTATGCGAAGTTCTTGTATCAAGGCGACGGTAAACTCCAAAGCGAACTGCGTATATCACAACGCTGGCTTGTATATTCGTAATCGCCTTGATAAGATTCCGCTTGATCGTTATGTTGTAAAGTATTTCTACACTAACGAAGATCAGGTTGGTGACTTCGAAGCAGCGTTCCACGCAGCAATGACTGACAAGTTTGGTTATACTTTTGCTTGGCGTGAAGCGTCGGCAGGTAAGGAAGGTAAACTTGAGCAGATCATCAATGCTCTGGCTACCTTGTCTGATGATGATAAGATTTCTTTGCACAAGATGTTGCGCGACGAAGTCAAGGACATTATCTTCCAGCGTCATCTTGATGAGATGGATGAGGTTTAATATTCATATGAATGATGATGTGAAGGAATTGCCGATCTCTGATGTCTACAAGTTCTCAACAGAGATGATAGAAAAAGGATATACGCCCTATGCGATTGCAGCCATGTTCACTATGGTGGCTTTGCAAATCTATAAGACTTCAATGTCAACAGAAGAATACAATCTTATGGTTGATATGATTTCTAACAATCGAGATCGTGTTCAAACTCTTCCTGCTGACGCTGTTGGGTCATTGCACTGATGACACGTGAATGGCGAGATATTGATAAAGGCACACAATACTACTATCAAGTACACAATGGTTTGATCATAGGGCAAGTGTATAGCATGGCTTACACTTCTATCTGGGGCGCAAAGATTCCAGTGTCATCTACCGAAGAACTAATCCTTGGTCAGTATATCTCGCTGGAGTTTGCTAAAGCAGCAGTTGTTGAATACTGGGATGGTAAAGATAGAACTATTAATTATGTTTCGCAAGGTTTAATTACGCACTACGAAGCATAAAAATTATGAACATCTTTTATCTGCATCAAGATCCTAAAATTGCCGCTGAGTATCATGTCGACAAACACGTCGTCAAGATGATCATCGAGTATGCTCAGTTGATGTCAACTGCGCATCGGTTGTTAGACGGTACGCTGTATCTCGACAAGACTGCGAATGGTCGAAACATCAAGCGATGGAAGTTAGATGACTATCGCGAACCCATTCTATACAAAGCCAGTCATATCAATCACCCATCGGCGATCTGGGTTCGGCAGTCTGACTTGCATTACAACTGGCTCTGGCATCTGTATAAGAATCTTTGCCAAGAGTATCGCTATCGTTACGGTGGCTCAACAGATAAACAGCACAAGACTTCGCTGCTCCTGTCGGATTTAAGTTTTCTTCCGTACAACATCCCTCGAACGGTAGAATTCCAGGAACCACCCCAAGCCATGCCCGAGGCGGTAAAGGTTCCTGGGGATAGTATTCAAGCCTATCGGAACTACTATAAAGTCCATAAGGCAGCGTTCGCTAACTGGAAGAAACGGAGTACGCCTGACTGGTATAAATAATGGAATGAAACCATTTCTAAAATTTAGACCAGAACAACTTGGTAATCTTTCGGTTTGGGATATTGACGAAACTCTGTTCCAGACAAAGGCACTTGTACACGTAACAAAAAATGGAAAAAGAGTTCTGTCTCTATCGAATAGAGAATTCAACACATACAAACTCAAACCAGGCGAGCAGTACGATTTCTCTGAGTTTAGAAACGCAGAATTGTTCAATAAGACTTCTATTCCTATCAAGAGAGCAATAGAAAAAGCCGCCAAGACCCTCCAAGCCTATTCTAGAATGCCCAATAGCAAGGTTATCGTACTAACTGCTAGGGCTGATTTCGATGATCCAGAAACATTCCTAAATACATTTGAGAAGCATGGATTGAATATGAATAATATTCATGTCCATAGAGCAGGTAATCTTGGTATGCCTGCGGCTCTCGCGAAGAAATTGTATATTCAGCAATATCTGAACACAGGAAAATTTAAGGAAGTCAATTTGTTTGATGACGATCCTAAAAATCTAGAAGTGTTTTTGACATTGAAGAAAGAATACCCGAAAGTAAAATTTAATGCGTACCTCGCGTACCATGGATATTTCAAAAAGGTTTGAATTTATGCCAACATATGAATTTGTGAATACGAAAACTAAAAAGATTGAAGAACATATTATGTCAATCGCTGCCTATGATCAATTTAAGGCAGACAATCCTCACCTAGAAAGATATTACAGCGACGCACCGTCATTCAGTTACTCAGGAACTGGTGATTTCGCTGGAAAGAAAACAGACAATACTTGGAAAGAAGTCATGCATAAAATTGCTGAACAGAATCCAAGAAGTCCACTTGCCGATCAGGTTCTCAAAAAGGATACCAAACGAGTCAAGACTGATCAAGTCTTAGAAAAGCATCGTAAGAAGCAAGCCGCCAAATAGGCGGAAGAGAGGCACTTTTGAGCAAGAAAAAAGGTTCTAACACTGTAATAGAATTTACAGAAACTACAGAAAAGAAACCTGCTCGAATCAAGGCAGCAGAACTAAAGAAGTTTGATCCTCTAACAGAGAATCAATCTAAATTTTTCGAAGCCTACAAACGTGGTGACTATTTCGTAATGCTTTGCGGTTCAGCGGGAACTGGTAAGTCATTCATTGCAACATACAAAGCACTAGAAGAAGTTCTAGATAAATCATCATCCTTTCACAGAGTTGTCATTGTACGCTCCGCAGTGCAGTCAAGAGATCTTGGCTTCACACCTGGATCGGTTGAAGAAAAGATGAGTCTCTATGAACAACCATACATGCAAATTTGTCACACGCTATTCGGTCGTCGAGATGCCTATGAAGCACTGAAAGAATGCGGTCGTATTGAATTCATTTCTACAAGTTTCATTCGCGGTATGAGTTTCGACGATGCCGTTATTATTGTAGATGAATGTCAGAACATGACGTTCGAAGAATTGTCTACAATTATGACAAGAGTTGGCTATCGTTCCAAGATTATTTTCTGTGGTGATTACAAGCAAACGGATCTATACAGAAATAACAAGGATAAGAGTGGACTCAAAAAGTTCCATGAAATTGCTAAAATGATGCAGTCGTTCACCAATATTGAGTTTACAACGGATGATATTGTGCGCTCAAGTATTGTAAAAGACTTCTTGATTGCGGTTGAGAGATACGAAAAATTGTCAGAAAATAATACTTGACTTTTGCTCGTTGATACGTTATAATAACTATGTGCCTTTGTAATGAGTAATTCTATGTTTAATCATATACACCATGACTTTCCGAAACTGATTCAAGAAAACTTGGATGGGTCTCGAGTCTATGTTACACCGACTGGAGAAAAGTATCCGTCAGTGACTACTGTTCTTTCAGAACATGGCAAGGAAGCAATTCTTGAATGGCGAAAGAAGGTTGGTGAAGAGAAAGCCAATAAGATTTCTCGTCAGGCTACCACTCGCGGCACTGGTGTTCACAAAGCCATTGAGACTTATCTAAAGAACGAAGATATCTCTCAACTTGAAATGATGCCTAATGTCAAGTCTCTATTCTATCGTATGAAGAAAGAACTTGATGGCAGAGTAAACAATATTCATTGCCTCGAAGAGAAATTGTTTTCTCATAATCTAAAACTTGCTGGAACGGTTGACTGTGTGGCTGAGCATGATGGCGTTCTTTCAGTAATTGACTTCAAGACTTCCATTCGTCTCAAGAAGAAAGAGAACATCGGTGGATACTTTATGCAGGGTGTTGCTTACGCAAAGATGTTTAGTGAAATGGCAAATCTAGACATTGAGAAGGTTGTTATTCTGATTGGCGTTGATACGGCAGAATTTTGT